ATCTGATTCTCCTTGTCTCGTGATTTTTATCTGTCCTGTGTTTTGTCCTATGCGTCCTATGTTTAAGCCGCTGTGTGTCTCATTTTGAGGAGCGATAATACTCTCGGATGGACGAAGAGTGCCACACAGGATGCAGTAAGGGCAAGATACATATTTTTATTATATCACGAAAATGTGTAAAAATCAATCCCCAATTGGTATTTTGATTTGTAAACACTCATAAATCCACTTCAAACCACTTTGGAGGAGGTGAAACGGCATGGCAAGCAATAAGAAGCAGACATCGAAGGCTGTTGCTACCAAGGCGAGTCAGATTCTTCGGGATAACCGCTACAGCGGCAAGTCAAAATCTGTCGCAGGCAGTGCGCTGTCGCAGACCAGGCCTGGAAAGAAAAAGTAAGGTCTGAATCCGATGGGCGGTGACAGATTGTTCAATCAGCCCGCCCATCCCCCCTTCGGGGAAATCCGTCACTTGATGTACCGTCCGATCAACGGTAGCTCAACATCCATTGACGGACAACTGAATATCAACGGTTGCCTTTTGAGCGGGTTGCCGCAGACCGAAACGGAGAATCTCTCTGTCGGGCTGTGGTTAATTTTCTGCACCCTTTTTGCAGCCGAACCCAGAGTCCTCCGTTTCGAGAAATCGAAAATCGGAGGACTTTTTTATGATAAAGAAAGACAAGCAGTACACCATCTACATCCGCTCCACGAAAGAGAGCATCCCTGTCAACAAGGAAGAATTCGATGCCTACTACCACGACATCAATATCTACCGAATCCGTCAGCAGAGGCACGGTCGCTGCGTGTGTCCCGCAAGCAAGCGGCTCACCTGCGATATGGACTGTCTGACTTGCCCCTTCCACCGCATGGGCGATACGCGTTCCCTCGATTACACCGAAACCGATGACGAAGGAAACGAAACTGCCTGGGTGGATGAAATCCCGGACGATTCGCCGTTGCTCGAAGACATCATCATCGAGGCTTCCGAAATGAAAGCTCTGTACGCTCGGCTTACGGACCTGATGCCGGAGGCAATCAAAATCGGCGAACTGCGACTTGAGGGCTTAACCGAGGATGCCATCGGCGAACGCCTTGGGATCGGCAGAAAGACCTATGCCTACAGATTAAAAAAGGTCAAAGCCGTCCTCGAAAAAGAATTCCCGGATATTTTTTGAAAAAAGTTTCCCGGATTTTTTCCGAAATGCACTCCTCATGTTCATGGGAGAGTGTAAGGAGCAAAACGATACCGCTCCTTCGGGAGGTGAAAACGAATGAACGAAGCAAAGAGAGATGCTCTGAAGCCGGAAGAAGAACTCGTTGATGTTCTGCTCGACTTCATCATCGTGTCGGCAACACTGGCAAAGAAAGTCACCCTCGCGGTGAGAGAAAAGCAAATCAAGGAAGGAGCGCACAAAGATGTCAAAAATGAGCGAACTGGATGCCGCGATCAGAGACCTGCGAACTGCGGCTGTCGCTATTAACAATGCGGCTGACACCCTTTCGGAGATGTTCAGCGGCGAGACCGCCGAAGCTCCGGCAAAACCGACCGAGCCGGTTCCCACCAAAGAAGACGTCCGTGCGATCCTCGCAGAGATGTCCAGCCGTGGCTTCACCGCCCAGGTAAAGGAACTGCTCCGTCAGCACGGCGCGGCAACGCTCTCCGGCATTGACCCTTTGGAGTACGCCGCCCTCATCAAGGATGCGGAGGGACTCGAAAATGGGTAATCACGCTCTGCTTTCCGCGTCCTCTTCCCACAGGTGGCTGAACTGCCCTCCGTCCGCAAGGCTCGGTGAGAACTACGAGGACAAGGGCAGCGACTTCGCCGCCGAGGGAACGGATGCCCACAGCCTGTGCGAACACAAGCTCAAGACGGCTCTGGGCATTCCGTCCGAAGACCCCACCGAAAACCTCACCTGGTACAACGAGGAGATGGAGGAATGTGCCAGCGGCTATGCCGCCTATGTGCTGGAACTCCTCGCCGAAGCGAAGAAGGTCACGACAGACCCCATCGTGCTGATTGAGCAACGGCTCGACTATTCCAAATATGTCGAGAGCGGATTCGGCACCGGGGACTGCGTCCTCATCGCTGACGGCACCCTCAACATCGTGGACTACAAGCACGGCAAGGGCGTGGAGGTCTCCGCAGACCACAACCCGCAGATGATGCTGTATGCGCTCGGCGCTCTGGAGATCTTCGATGCTCTCTACGACATCGACACGGTCACGATGACTATCTACCAGCCCCGCCGCTCCAACGTCAGCACCTACACCGTTTCGACCGCCGAGCTTCTCGAATGGGCAGAGACCATTCTGAAGCCGACCGCCGAGCTTGCCTTCAAAGGTGAGGGCGAGTTCCATTGCGGCGAATGGTGTCAGTTCTGCAAGGCGAAAGCGGACTGCCGGGAACGCGCCAGAGCGAACCTTGCTCTTGCCGCTTACGACTTCGCCGAACCTCCGCTTCTCACCGATGAGGAGGTCGAAGAGGTTCTCGCCAAGGTCGATGACCTCGTTTCCTGGGCAAACGACATCAAGGAATATGCCTTGCAGGCCGCCATCAGCGGTAAGGCATGGAACGGATGGAAGGTTGTCGAGGGACGCTCCAACCGCAAGTACACAGACGAAAGGCTCGCAGCCGCAGCGGTCATTGCCGCCGGTCACGACCCCTACGAACAGAAACTGCTCGGCATTACCGAGATGCAGAAAACGCTCGGCAAAGCCAAGTTTGACGAAATCCTCAGCCGCTTCATCACGAAGCCCCAGGGAAAGCCCACGCTCGTTCCGATGTCCGACAAGCGTCCGGCTATGAACACCGCGGCATTAGATTTTGAAAATTAAAGGAGTAAACGATTATGTCTAACAACACTACCAAAGTCAACAACCCCATGAAGGTCATCACCGGCAAAGACACCCGCTGGTCTTACGCAAACGTCTGGGAAGCAAAGTCAATCAACGGCGGCGCTCCCAAGTTCTCCGTCAGCCTCATCATCCCCAAAAGCGATACCGTCACCGTCCAGAAGATCAAGTCTGCCATTGAAGCCGCCTACCACGAGGGCGAAGCGAAGCTCAAGGGCAACGGCAAGTCCGTCCCGGCTCTCTCCGTCATCAAGAACCCTCTGCGTGACGGCGATACCGAACGCCCCGATGATCCCGCCTACGCAGGATGTTACTTCGTGAATGCCAACTCCACCACCGCTCCCGGCATCGTGGACGCTGACCGCAATCCCATCCTCGTCCGCAGCGAGGTCTACTCCGGCGTGTACGGCAGAGCCTCCATCAACTTCTACGCTTTCAACAGCAACGGCAACCGCGGTATTGCCTGCGGTCTGAACAACCTTCAGAAGATTCGTGACGGTGAACCCCTCGGCGGTAAGGCTTCGGCTGAATCCGATTTCGACACCGATGACGATGACGATTTTCTGGCATAAGGAGGGCTGAATCATGACTGAAACCATTACCACCATCCTCTGTATCGGACTCCTGTCCATCTACGCTCTTCTCGGAGTGACCTTCCTGATCCACTCCATCGCCGACATCTTCGATAATCGCCGCAGGGCGAAGCGTGAAGAAGAACGCGAAAAGCGCGACCTCGAATACCACGAGATGCGCATGAAGGAATTTAAGTAATCAACCGCCGTGGGCGGTGGGAGCGATCCTGCCGCCCTTTACGGCTATGCGAGGTGACAACTCTTGAAAACCATAAGTATTGATATCGAAACATACAGCGGCACCGACCTCGGCAAGTGCGGTGCCTACAAATACACGGAAGACCTTGACTTTGAGGTTTTGCTCTTCGGTTATGCCGTTGACGGCGGCGAAGTCCATGTGGTCGATCTGGCACTCGGCGAAAAAATACCGGCAGACATTGCCGCCTCGCTTACCGATGAGAACGTGCTGAAGTTTGCCTTCAACGCCAACTTTGAGAGGGTCTGCCTTTCCCGGCATCTCGGAATACCTACGGGCGAATACCTCGACCCGTCTTCCTGGCGATGCACGATGGTGTGGGCGGCGTACATGGGATTGCCGCTTTCACTACAGGGTGTCGGTGCGGTGCTGAACCTCGACAAACAGAAGCTTACCGAGGGAAAGGAACTCATCAAATATTTCTGCTCACCGTGCGCTCCGACCAAGAGCAACGGCGGCAGAACACGCAACCGCCCGGAGGATGCCCCGGAGAAATGGTCACTCTTCAAATCCTATAACCGCCGAGATGTTGAAACTGAAATGGGCATACAGCAGAAGCTCACGAAGTTCCCCGTGCCGGAGTTCGTGTGGGATGAATATCGCCTCGATCAAGAAATCAATGATCGCGGGGTTCGGCTGGACATCCCCCTTGTAGATACAGCCATCCGCATGGATGCCGCCTCAAGGCAGGAGCTGATGGACGATATGCGCCGTATCACCGAACTGAAAAACCCCAACTCGGTATCACAGATGCGGTCGTGGCTTGCCGACAACGGTCTGGAAACAGACACCCTCGGCAAAAAGGCGGTCAACGAAATGCTGAAGACCGCGCCGCCGGAACTCGCCAATGCCCTTGTTCTCCGTCAGCAGCTTGCCAAGTCCTCGGTGAAAAAGTATCAGGCGATGCAGAACGCTGTGTGTTCGGACGGCAGAGCCAGAGGGATGTTTCAGTTTTACGGTGCCAACCGCACCGGTCGATGGGCAGGCAGACTCATTCAAATGCAGAATCTGCCCCAGAACCATCTGTCCGACCTCGCCGAAGCGAGAGGGCTTGTTCGCAGCGGCAATTATGAAGCCGTGAAAATGCTGTATGAGGATGTGCCGGACACGCTGTCGCAGCTCATCCGCACCGCCTTCATTCCCCGTGAGGGCGCAATGTTCTATGTGGCTGACTTCTCGGCAATCGAAGCGAGGGTCATCGCATGGTATGCCGGGGAGACCTGGCGGCAGGCGGTATTCGCTGAAGGCAAAGATGTCTACTGCGCTTCAGCATCGCAGATGTTTCGAGTGCCGGTCGAAAAGCACGGTGTCAACGGACACCTCCGTCAGAAAGGCAAAATCGCTGAACTGGCTCTCGGCTACGGCGGCTCCGTGGGTGCTTTGAAGGCAATGGGAGCATTAGAGATGGGCTTGACCGAAGAGGAGCTTCAGCCGCTCGTTCAGGCATGGAGAGCGGCAAACCCCAACATCGTCAAGTTCTGGTGGGATGTTGACCGCGCCGTGCTGACCGCCGTCCGGGATAAGACTACCACAGAGACACACGGTATCCGTTTTCTCTGCCGCAGCGGAATGCTCTCCATACTTCTTCCGTCCGGCAGGATGCTCAATTACGTCAAACCGAAAATCGGCGAAAACAGATTCGGCGGCTCCTGTATTACCTACGAAGGTGTCGGCGGTACGAAGAAATGGGAACGGCTCGAAAGCTACGGTCCCAAGTTCGTGGAGAATATCGTTCAGGCAACAGCGAGGGACATTCTATGCTATGCCATGAAGACCCTTCGCCGCTGCTCGATCACAATGCACATCCACGATGAACTCGTAATTGAAGCCAACCCTCGTGTATCCCTCGATGCCATCTGTGAGCAGATGGGCAGAACGCCGCCGTGGGCAAATGGACTGCTCCTCCGGGCAGACGGGTATATCACGGAATTCTATAAGAAAGATTGAGGTAAATCCTATGGGAATAAACAAGTTCAATGCGGAGGGCTATTACGACCCCACCGCATACGAGGCAATGACAAACATTATAAAAGAGGAAAAAGCGTTCTTCGCATTCAGACCTGTTGTGTATATCTGCTCACCCTATGCCGGAGATGTGGAGACAAACGTCAAGGCGGCACAGAGATACAGCAGATTCGCCGTGGACAGTGGCTATCTCCCCATCGCTCCGCATCTGCTGTTTCCGCAGTTCATGGATGACAGCAACCCGAAAGAGCGTGAGCTTGCCATGTTCTTCGGAAATGTGCTGATGAGCAAGTGCGCCGAATTATGGGTCTTCGGAGATCTGATTTCAAGCGGCATGGCTGCCGAAATTGACCGAGCCAAGCGTAAGAACTATGCCATCCGATATTTTAATTCCGACCTTAAGGAGGTAACCGAAAATGCGTGACCTGCCAATCGCTTACGGCAATAGCTGCTATGCCAAGACCTGGGCGAACAAAACCACCGCATGGGAAGACCTGTGCGAAAGATTGAAAAACACTATCCGCACGACCGAAACCGTAGAGGAATATCCGAAGCTCAAAAAGGATGACCGGGACCGTGCCAAGGACAAAGGCGGCTTTGTGGGCGGTTATCTGAAAGGCAACCGCCGCAAGCGTGAGACCGTGGTATGCCGCTCCATGCTCACGATGGACGCAGACCATGCCGAGATTGGTTTTATCGACCGTTTCGCCTCGGAGTGCCGGTACTCATCCTGTCTCTATACCACCCACGGACATACACCCGAACAGCCTCGCTGCCGCATCATCGTGCCGCTGACGAGGGACATAACCCCGGACGAGTATGTGGCTCTCGCCAGATACTTCGCTTCCGATTGGGGCATCGACCAGTTTGACGAATGCTCCTACAAGCCGAGCCAGCTCATGTATTGGCCGACAACTCCGGCAAACGGTGAATTCATCAGCAAGACCACCGAGGGCGAATGGCTCGATCCCGATGTATATCTCACGGCGCATCCGAACTGGAAGGACTGCTCCCTGCTTCCGACCTCCTCCCGTGAAAGCGCCGTCCGTGAGGCAAGCGGCAAAAAGCAGGAAGACCCTCTCGCCAAGCCCGGTGTGGTGGGCGCGTTCTGCCGTGCCTACGGTATCGCCGCCGTGATTGAAACCTACCTCGCCGATGTATATGAGCCTTCCGCAATGGAGGGGCGTTACGACTATATCTCCGCCGACTCATCTGCCGGTGTCGTGGTCTATGATGACAAGTTCGCATACAGCCACCACGCCACGGACCCCGCCTGCGGCAAACTGCTGAACGCTTTTGACCTCGTCCGCATCCACCGCTTCGGCGATGATGACGAGAAGAAGTCCTTCAAGCAGATGACCGAACTTGCTCTCTCGGACGATACGGTCAAAGAGAATCTTGCTGCCGAGCGTATCGCTCAAGCCGGAGAGGATTTCTCCGATGATGCCGACTGGCATAAGCGGCTTCACTTCGTACCCCGCTCCGGGGCATTGGAAAACAGCGTGTGGAACTTGAACCTCATCCTTGAAAACGATCCCGACTTGCAAGGCTTCGCTTTCAACGATATGGCGAATCGCATCCAAGTCACAGGTGAAATGCCGTGGGACCGTCCCGAAGGGAACTCTTTCTGGAGGGATGCCGACTCTGCCCAGCTTAAATCGCTCGTGGATATCCGTTACGGCGAGTTCACCACACGAAACTACGACGTCTCCTTTACCAAGGTGGCAGATGACCGTCATTTCCATCCTGTGAGGGATTACCTCAATGGACTCCCCAAGTGGGACGGCGTGAAGCGTGTCGATGAACTGTTCATCAAATATCTGCAGGCTGACGATACGGAGTATGTCCGTACCGTCACGAGAAAAACCTTCGCCGCCGCTGTTGCGAGAGTCATGTGTCCCGGCATCAAGTTCGACTGCGTTCCCGTCCTTGACGGCGAACAGGGCATCGGCAAAAGCTCCATCGTAAAAGACCTCGTCACGCCCGAATACTACTCTGAATCCCTCTCGCTGACCGATATGGACGATAAAGCCGGAGCGGAAAAACTGCAAGGCTTCTGGGTGGTCGAGATAGGAGAGCTTGCCGGAATGAAAAAAGCCGACATTGAAAAGGTGAAATCCTTCCTCTCCACCTCTGATGACAAATACCGTCCGAGCTACGGCAGAGTGGTCGAAAGCCACCCCCGCCAGTGCATCATCATCGGCACGGTCAACGGTGAACGCGGCTACCTCCGTGACATCACGGGCAACCGCCGCTTCTGGATCATCAAGGTTCATCAGAAAACACAGAAGCAGAACTGGCACTTTACACAGGCTGACCGCGACCAGTTCTGGGCAGAAGCGAAAGCCATCTGGGAGTCCGGCGAAAAGCTGTATCTCGAAGGCGATATCCTCGCCGAGTCCGAAAAGGCGCAGCGGAACGCTATGGAGGTGGACGAGCGTGTCGGAATGGTCGAGGAATATCTGAACACCTTGCTGCCGACCACATGGCACAGTATGGATATATATGCCAGACGCAGTTTCCTCTCCGGCGATCCGACTGCCGAAAAAGGAACTGTAAAGAGGACCTCGGTGTGCAACGCAGAAATATGGTGCGAGTGTTTCGGCAAAAACCTCTCCGAACTCAAAACCACCGACAGCTACACCATTGCGGCTCTTATGACACAGATAGACGGTTGGCAGCGGACGTCGAATCGGAAAACGCTGCCCCTGTATGGTAAGCAGCGACTCTACCAAATAACCGAATAACACACAGCCACGGGACGGACAGGACAACTTTTTCCCTTATATTTATTCGGCGTTAAGTGAAAAAGAAACAGCACATACGCGCAAAAGGAATATATAGGAACAGTTGTCCTCGTTGTCCCGGTTGTCCCGTAGAAAGGAAAAATATGAAAAGCGAAAAACAGATAGAACAGAGCCTGGTCAAAGCCGTGAAAAATATGGGAGGCATCGCTCCCAAGTTTGTCAGTCCCGGTTTTGACGGAATGCCCGACCGCATCGTGCTTCTCCCTCATGGGCTGATGGCATTTGTGGAAGTTAAGGCTCCGGGCAAAAAGCCCCGTCCTTTACAGGTGTCAAGGCATGGCTTGCTTCAGCATCTCGGTTTCAAGGTGTATCTCCTTAACGATATGAACCAGATCGGAGAGATTCTCGATGATATACGAACCGCATGACTATCAAAAATATGCCATCAACTTCATCAAGGAAAATCCCATCGCCGCCGTCCTGCTTGATATGGGCTTGGGCAAAACGAGCATCACGCTGACGGCGATAAACGACCTTCTTTTCGACAGCTTTGATGTACGGAAGGTTCTCGTCATCGCTCCGCTACGAGTAGCGCGGGATACATGGATTGCCGAGGTCGATAAGTGGGATCATCTCCGGCACCTCATCTGCTCCGTGGCTGTCGGCACCGAAGCCGAACGCAAAGCGGCTCTCAAGAAAAAAGCCCACATCTACATCATCAACCGCGAGAACGTCTCATGGCTCATCGAGGACAGCGGCATCCCGTTCGACTTCGATATGGTGGTGATCGATGAGCTTTCCTCCTTCAAGAATGGCAAGGCAAAGCGGTTCAAGAGCCTGCTGAAAGTCCGACCCTTTGTAAAACGCATCGTGGGTCTGACCGGCACTCCTGCCGGAAACGGTCTGATGGACTTATGGGCAGAGTTCCGGGTGCTTGATATGGGCAAACGCCTCGGACGGTTCATCTCCAACTACCGCCTCAACTACTTCACCCCGGACAAACGCAACGGTCAGATCGTGTATTCCTATAAGCCGCTGCCGTTCGCGGAGCAGGCAATATATGATGCCATCTCCGACATCACCATTTCGATGAAGTCCACCGACCACCTAAAAATGCCGGAACTGGTCAGCACAGCGTATCCCGCCGTAATGAGCGATGCGGAATCGCAGATCTATGAGGATTTTAAATCCGAGTATGTGATGAAACTCGGAAAGGACAAGGAGATTACCGCCGCCAATGCCGCCGTCCTCTGCGGAAAGCTGACGCAGATGGCAAACGGGGCGATTTATGACGAGTCCGGCAAATGCCACCTCATCCACGACCGAAAACTGGACGCTTTGGAGGACATCATCGAAGCCGCCAACGGAAAACCGCTTCTGGTGGCATACTGGTATCAGTCCGACCGTGACCGTATCGAAAAAAGGCTGCACGAACTGCATATCCCGTTTTCACGGATGGACAGTTCCGACAGTATCCGCAGATGGAACAACGGCGAGCTGCCCGTTGCCCTTATCCATCCGGCATCCGCAGGACACGGGCTGAACCTTCAAAGCGGCGGCAGTACCATCGTGTGGTTCGGTATGACGTGGAGCCTTGAACTTTACAGTCAGACAAACGCACGGCTGTGGCGGCAGGGTCAAACCTCCGATATCGTGGTGGTCATGCACATCATCACCGCCGGCACCATTGATGAGGACATTCTGAAAGCCCTTCAGCGGAAGGACAAGACGCAGTCCGCATTGATAGCGGCGGTCAAAGCCAATCTGTGACAATCTATGAAAATCCGTGCCGATCCGAGTGAAATAAAGAATCGGAGGTACAGAATATGAACCCTTTTGAAGGACTGGCGAATGCCATAGTGATCCAAGCGGCGAAGGACTATATAAAAGCCCTGAAAAAGCTGAAGAAATATCCGAGGGATGCCGAAGCAAGGCAGATAAGGAATGATTGTGAGAGTTTCTTCCGTTCCTCATGGTACAGCGCATTGACTTCGGTTGACGGAGAGCTTTTGATGCGAAAACTGCAAACGGAGGTGGCGGCATGACAGCAAAGGAATATTTGAGTCAGGCTTACCGCCTCGATCAGCGTATCAACTCCAATATCGAAGAAGTCACCATGCTTCGTGAAATGGCAAGCAGCATATCCTCTCCGTCCTGGGGCGAAAAGGTGCGGACTTCCCGCAGTACGAAAGCCCCCTTTGTACGGAGCCTTGAAAAGATCATGGATTTGGAGGACACCATCAACAAGGAAATCGACACCCTTGTCTGTCTGAAAAAGCAGATACGGACGGTCATTGAAGCCGTACAGAATACGGATGAGCGGCTCGTTCTCCGTTACCGCTACATTCACAACTGTACATGGGAGCAGATCGGAAACGAACTGAATGCCGATGCGAGAACCATTCGCCGCTGGCACGGCGAGGCTCTCCTCAAGGTAAAAGTCCCCGAAAATCCCATCGTAATATAAATGCGCCCGAAATGTCCTGCTTTGTCCGTAGATGTCCACCTTGCCATTGTGATATGATATAATTAGAGCAACAAAATCAAGGACAGCCTCATGGGAGCAATCCCGTGGGGCTTTTCTTATGCCCGAAGGAGGTGAGCAAATGCCCAAGCGACCACTCAGACCCTGCTCTCATCCCGGCTGCCCCAACCTCTGTGAAGGACAGTTTTGTGAACAGCACCGTGTGGAGGAACGCCGCAGGTACGACAAATACGAGCGCAGCTCCGATGTCAACCGCAAGTACGGCAGAGCGTGGAAACGCATCCGTGACCGCTATGCGGCAGAACACCCTCTCTGTGAGATGTGCCTCAAGGAAGGTCGGTTAACTCCGGTACAGGAAGTTCACCACATCCTGCCCGTTTCCAAAGGCGGTACTCACGCAAGGGACAACCTTATGAGCCTTTGCCAGTCCTGCCACACCAAGATCCACCACGACCTCGGCGACAGATAAAAAGAGGCCACCCCGAAGGATGACCTCATATGGCGGAGCGGGCAGGATTCGAACCTGCTATCGGCACTTGTTAAAGCTCCTTACATTTTCCCTGCGTTCACCACAGCTACAACTAGGCCACTCCGTGCGCGCCGCATACCACCGTGTCATGTCTGTTTACCATCTCAAGTTCCTCCTTTAGACTTCTGACTGCAATTAGTGTTTGAACTAAGGTCAGGAAGAGTGAAACTGTGTCGACTGGGATTCCGTTTAACAGAAAAATGCTCGTAGCCAAAACCAACTAGTTTTGATAAATACATTATATCACAAGACAGGAAAAATGCAATCATCTCTCGGTAGGGGGATGAAAATCTTCGGGACCTTTTCGGTCGGGCAACGGCCCGGGGTCACGTGTGCGAAAAAGGCAAAATCAAAAGGGTAATTAAGGGAGGTGAACTCGGATGCCCACAAAATCAAATAACACAGGCGGGCGCGGTGGTGCAAGACCCGGTGCGGGAAGGAAAAAAACCGCAGTCAAGGAGAAAGCCGAAAACGGGAATCCCGGCGGCAGAAAACTTGAAGTGCTGGATATTCCCGAAGTCGAGGGTGTTGCTATGCCGAAGCCCCATGATTTT